ATGCGGCACTTGCCCAGCAATTCATAGGTCTGCTTGAGGAACGACGCGACCCGGTAAAGCGCGCCGCCAGTATGCCCGTCCGCCTCCGAGGGTCAGCGGTCAATCGTGCCACGACCCAAAGATGCAATGGTTCAATTCGTGCCCGTCCCACTCAGGCTGATACGAAACCCGGCTGTCCAATTTGTAGATGGTGCAGGTGCCGTCTGGACTGACTTTGGCAAACGCTTTCAACTCGCGCCCCTCTGGCATATCTGGCCCGATGAGCCGCATTTCAGTTTCGCTCGGCACGAGCACCACGGTGATGCTGAGTTTGGTCTGCACCCATGTCGGATCACCGAACACATACCCGTCGCTGGCGGTGCGCTGGTCGCTGCAAGACGCGCCGAACAACAGAGCGGCACAGATGATCAGGTGTCTCATTGGTTAGATGCTTCCTCACGTTTAACCCGGCGATAGATCTCGTAATCGAGTTCAGCTTGAAACTCAGTCCGAACCCGCGTGGCGAGTTCCAGCATTGTTATACCGAGTGCCTGAGATTCAGCAAACAATAAGCCCGTTGTAAGCGGAAAACCGGACAACACGAGACTTGCTTCTGCGATCTTGATTGAGTGCATCTTGAGCAGGTGCTTCTCGGACACCATGTTCTCGGTTGCGTCGGGCGGCAGGGCTTCGACCAACTCCAAAATTACGGCACCATCGTAACCGGGCAGCGCGCTTTCCAGCACGATGATCTGTTCGTTGTCGTATAGGATCTTCACATACATCGCGTTTCCCCTATGCGCTCAACGTCAGTGTGCCAGCGGTCGAGTGGCTGATCGTGCCAACCGAACGCCGCGCCCTGACCCGAATGCGCTGGTTTGTCCCCGCCGTAACCGTAGCTGTGCGACTGAAATTGAACACCGCTGGCGAGCGGACGTAGCGCGACAGTTCTTCATCGAACGTCACCTCGGATGAACGTGATTCAGCCGCACCGAAGCTGACCCATGTTGAACCGTCCCAGCGCTCCAACTGCACTTCGATCGTGGACGCGCTCTCAGTCGTCAGCGGTGGGCTGAAGGTCAGGTTCACGGTGCCGGTTTGCGTTGTCCCGACTGACGTAACCTGCAATTCGTTTGATACTGTGGCAAACGATGACGAATTGACCGGGGAGAAGCCCGAACTTTGGCTTGCCGATGCTGGCCCACCACCGCCACCGCCCGATGTATTGGGCGGTGCGAATGCCTTGGTCAGTTGCAGGAACCCGCTGACACTGCCGCCGCCGACAGCCCCGATGATTTCAACCTGTGCGGTGTTGCTGCCAAGATCGGAAAGCGCGAACTGCCCCGCGCCGCTGATGGCCGACATGCTGCGCAGGGTCGCGCTGGCAGCAAAGCCGTTCACTGCGCCTTCAATGATCCGGTAGTTCCACGTGACACCAGAGGTCAACATACCGGTGAGATTGTTCAGCGTATAGACATAGGTGCGCGGCAACTGATCGCTTGGATCGAGTGTGCCAGTGCTCGTATAAGACAGGGTGTCGCTAGACGGGCCACTCAGCGAGAGCGTTACGTCTGCTCCGTTATCGGCGTTCGGGCCGGGGCTGTAGGGAGCGTGTTCCACCTGAAGCGTGCCTGCACTGACTACCATTGGTTGTAGAATCGTGGATTTCATAGCGCCAGCACCAGCAGATTCGACTCTCAGCACGAGCCGCGCGAAACGAGCGGTCGCGGGAGCCGTTGAAAAAGCTGACCGGCGCGTTCCGCCACTGGTCGCTCCCGTGCCTTGCTCAATGATAGTCGCACCACCAATCGGAGTGCCAGCGGCGGTGTAATACTCGAAATATAATTGCCAGAAGTTCGGTTGTGGCCCTGCCGCTGTTGCGAATGCTTCGATAGCTGCTGATACGGAAAACCGCTCGTTTGGATTAACGGGAATACCAGGCTCGTTAAGCAAAAACACGTTTTGATTGGCCGCTGTGAAAGTCCAAGCGGCCTGAATGTAAACCAGCCCCTCAAACGGGATGGGTGTGGGGGCAGGTGTGAAATCCCCTAGCACAGCCCAACCTTTACCACCTTCAAACCGTGAGTACGGAATACGGTTCGAGTTACCAATCGGAATGTTGGTCGCGCGCTTGGCCGCTTCCTCTGCAATGCCATCCAGCACGAGTTGTCGCTCGGCAAAGTAGTCAGTGAAAAACGCGTTGAACAACGAACGAACGATCACGGTGTCAGTTGCACCAGACAAATCAAGCCCACCAAGATAAGCGATGAGTGCGGTATAGTCTGCGTCAAAGTTGGCAACCGGAACATCGAGCAATACTGCACGATCTCTAATCACGATGAACTCGTTGATCACAGTGTCTCGCTGCTTACGAATTTCCGGCTTCTCATCCTTGGACAAGATTGCGTCGTTACCAATTGCAGCAATTGAAGCAGCCGCCGCAGCGATCTCATCTGCCGCAGCAACGTCTAAGTCCGCTAGGTTTTCAGGACGTAAAGTCAAAGCACCCGCGATCTCATCACGGGTTTCAGGGCTTTGCAGGATCGCAGGTGTCGGCGGTGCAACACCCGTGCGACCCAAACAAAACGCGTGCTTCGCAGGTGTTTCGGTCATCAACTCGAACGTCACCTTGAAGGTGGTCGGGTCAATGCTACGGCTAAGAATTACGACATCGTGATCAAGACCGAATTCATCCCACACAATGTGCAGTGCATCGCCGGGGCGATAGTGCCGTAGACGCGGCTTGCACACGATGGTGATTGGGCTGATTTCACGACTGTCGAATAAACGGTATGCAGCAAGTTCCGCTGCTTGGTTCACGTCTTTCACGAAGTTGAACGGCCAAACATCACGCTTTTCTTCACCGTCATCGGCCAAGAACGTAGTGTTGACCACAGGCTCGGAGTCGATCATTTCCCAGTCGTGATCGGGACTGCGATAGCGAGGAACGAGAGTGTTGAGGCGATCACGATACGGCTGCATCGTCACAACCGACATCTCATCGTCTGTAACCAAGTCGTCGATTGTGATCGTGTCCAGCGGCACCTTAGGTGAGGCGTACTTGAACGTCAGCACACCACCCGGCACAGGCTCGGCACCGCCAGCGTAGCAGATGTCTTTGAGGTTGGCCCAACGATCACCTGGTTCAAAAATCAAACCAAAGATCGTCCAGCCGTTCGCCTGACACACGTTAGCCCACGCGGCCACAACGTTCCAGTCGATGCCATCGGCGGGCATTCCGATACCGAACACCCGGCGACCGTTCTGATAGCGCCCATAGGCATAGGTGCCCGCGTGCAGCGCCGGATTCTCCGACCACTCGTAAGTGCTCTCGTTGCCGAGCCGGTGCGACCCACTACCACCGGGAAAAGTGCTATCCTTGCGAGGATCGTACACCTTGACCCAACGACCATACGCAGCAATCGGATCGATGCCGCTGGCGAACCGCTTGCCGTCTCGGTCAAACAGGAATGACCATCCGATTGCTGCGAGGCCGGACAGCTTGTACAGCGGCCCCCACTCTGGCGCACCGGCCCACTGCGGTGCGAGTGCGTTCGATTCTGGCACTGTTCCAAGTTGTGTGTCGGTAAAAAGGAAGCCGTTGTAGTAGCTACTGACGGGCAGAAAGCTGATGCGCGGCTCAATGCTTTCGACCGGCCCAAGCGAGTACACGATAGCCATGAAGCGGTATGGGTTGGGCACATCGCGCAAAGTCGCACCGTAGGCGACATCATGCCTGAGGACGCCGCCTACTAGCCCCTCTCCCATGACGTATGGTGTTGGCGCGTTTGGATCGACCAAGATGCGAGAGACTGAGCCTCTGGTGGGTGGCGGGCGCGTCAGAGCAGCGGCACCGATGTTTGCCACAACTGCCACGGCTGTAGCAATCGCTGCGACCAGAGGGTTGCCGAAGACAGTGGCAACAACCGCGACTACACCCGCGATCTTACCGATGGTCTTTAGCGCTTTTGCCATCTCAGACCTTCCAAGCCGCTTCGAGTTGATCCAGTGTAATATCGAGTATCACCAGATCGGGTGCATCGTCGCGCCACCCAAACACTTTAAGCGGCCCTGCGCAAATGAAAATCGCGTCCAAACCCCCAGCACCTTTGATCAGCGCCAAGTCACCGGTCAGCATCCACGCTGCACCATCGTGGCGTTGCAGCAGTGAATCCAGCATGTCAGCCACGTCCGACCACCCGTGTTCATGCAGAGCACGTGCTGCACCCAGCGCTGTATCGAACTGTGGGATCTCTGGTGGGTCGTAACCCATCTCAACTAAGTGCTGACGAGCCAAGTGCACACACGTCACACCCGACCAATCGAACTCAGCACCCCGATAGGTTTCGAGGGTGCTTTTGGTCGCGTCTCTGCGTTTGATCAAATCGCTCATCGTTTGTCCGTTTCAAATCCGCCACCACCCGGCCTGCGACTACCGCCACCACCGTTCGTGGTTGTTGAGCGCGGCGGTGCTTCAGTGCCCCACGCGACCGGTTGCCCGATACCGGTAGCATTGTCGTGACCGCGCTCACCGGGAAAATTCGACTTGTGCCATGCAGGTGTCAGGCCGTTGCCGATGTTCCGTTCGAACAGTCTCTCAGCCAAGCTGACGATCGAGATGGACAGTTCTTTACGACCAGCAGAGAGATTGAAAACAGTCTGGTCGAGTTGCCCGTCGAACTCTGTATCGCCAGACGTAATGGTGCCGGTGTCAGCGTCATACTCAGCGATGATTACCCGTGTGCGTGATGTCTGATTACCCGGCTGCGAGATCTCTGCAACCGATGAACTGTCCGGTGGCAGGAGCGTCATGACCAACGCGGGTACAACGTCACCTACGCTCTCGGACATGGTTTGCAGCCGACCTATCGTGCCAAAAACATCGTCCACACTGCGATACGTCTCGCCCTCATAGACAAAAAACCCGCCGTCGCTGAACCGTAGCGTGCGACCCGGCAGTTCGATCTTGACCAACCCGGTCATGGCGATCGTGCTCATTGGAATTCTTCAATAGTGATGGTCAGGGGTGTCTGCCGCTGCTGCTCGAAACCGTAGGAGAACGTCTCACCGACCAACTCACCCTGCACGAATGGCTGCGCAAAGTGAGCCACCGCGCCGTCTGGGAAGGGTGCTCGAAGCGGTGGCTCGATCTGCACCGTGGCGATGCCGGACACGTTGGCCGTGGTCGTGCTGAACACAGAGTGCAGGTATGCCGTCCCGTCCGCTTCGACAATCGTGAAGAAAAAATCCTCACCGATGAAGTAGCCCGGTGTGAAACCCCTGATCGATATGGTGGTGCCAGTCTGACCCGCACCGTTGACCACTGGTGAGCCAGGTGAGCCTTGGTCAACGGGTAGCAGCAGATCGATCTGCACACCCTGCCGTTTGGCCCGCTTCAGCTTCGAAGTGAACGTCTGCGTGACAGGTGGGCGCATGACCTCGACAGGCCAAGACACAGTGATGCTGAAGCGCCCACCCGGTCGGTTCACCCGAAGCGATGCCGCGCCGCGCTGCGTGAACCCGAAGTCCAACAGATCAACGGTCATGCGGTTAGGGCGTGGGTTGTCAGGCAGCGTGATCATGCGGTCAACCTCCGACTATTGTTGAAAGCTGTTTCGCGCCGACTGATGATCGATCCGGCCTGCGCGATGTCAGGAGCGCGGCTACCTATCCGGTCGTCCACATATGCGTCGAACCGCTCGTCATCTGCAATGACACGGACGGTGACCATCTGTGGCTCCATCGCCTGCACCTGCACACCTAGCGAGCCGTTCGGGCCGCGCTTGAGCGGCATAATGGCTTCAGGGCCAGCCTCGCCCAGCTGACCGAGTGCACCACCCTTCGCAAACTTGAACATCTGAGGGGTGCTGAACACGTCGCCGCGTGAAAACTTCTGGACGCCGCCCGTGTCGAACACTGCACCATTCGCAGCATTTAGGAATGCTGGCACACCACCGTTGCCGCCCCCGCCACCACCAAACAACGAACCGAGCGCACCGAGAATGCCGCCCCCGCCACCACCGCTGCTTCCACCGATCAGAGCGTTGAACGCTTGGTCAGCCAGAAGATCCAGCAGTCGATCAAGGATGCGGTTGACCACATTGGTAACAGCGTCACCAAACGCCTGCCACACGCTTTGACCCTGCTGCAAACCGCTAACCAAATCACCGAAGAAACCGCGAATGGTTTCACGTGAATCAGTCAGTCGGCGCTGCTGTTCTGTCACCTGTTCGTTGAGTAGCCCATATGCTGCGGCCTGCTCACGAATGCCGGTCACCTGTTCGGGACTGAGTTCAATGCCCCGACTTAGAGCATTGTTGAGCAGTTCCGACTCAATGCGATACGCTGTCAGCGCTGCACCACTCAAACCAAACTCGCCGCGTTGACGCATCAGTGCATCGGTTTGCGCTGCAAGGTCACCTGTGAAGTCAGCGATGAATTCAGCGCCTCGGTTGGCTTCAGCACTCTGAGCCAGCACAAGCGCTTGGTCACCCAACGTGGCAACATATGCGCGCATCGCGTCGTCCATGTTATTTACGTCGATGATGCCGCGCGACACTGCGTCGTTGAACAGTCGTTGCCGCTCTGCGTTGTATTCCAGTTCCAAACCGGACAAACCGATCAGTGCGGCTTGGTCGGACAGTGCTTGCTTCTGCTCGTTGAACGCGTTGGTCATCTCACGGATTTCAACCGCGATCTGAGACTGGCTGATTGCACCAGCCAGCAGCATCAACTCATTGCGTTGATCGGCGCTCAGTTTGATATTCTGCTCTGCTGCTTGGGCCAGTAGGTCTTGCTCATTGCGAAACTTACGAGCGGCGAACTCGGACATGCCGAGCGCTTTCGCCTCGTTGACCAACTCAGTCACACGAGCACGTGCTTTCATCGTCAAGTCTTCGTATGCTTCAGCCTGCTTCTGTGCTTCGGTTTGACCACCTGTGCTGCCTGATGCGTTGCGCCCGCCACCGGCTTCGGTAGCCACAGCGTCCGGTGCAAATGCGTTGCGCAACAATCCAGCACCACGAGACGCAGCGTTGCGCACGAAATCTACGCCTTCGCCTACAAAGTCACGACCGGGATCGGTGTTGATCTGCGCACCACTGAAATCAACCGCACCAACTTTAACGTCAAAACCAAGTGCGTCGGACACGCTGTTGAATATCGAAACAATGGCGTTCGCAGCAGACTGCGCACGTTGAATTACAGTGTTGAAACCGATAGCAAAGAACCGGATGATACCGTTCGCAACCTGCTTCACGACATTCAACACATCGGTAAACACACCGCCGAACGTGTCGTTGAGCAAATACATCGCACCGATCACTAGACCGATAGCCAGAACGATAAGCGTGAACGGGTTGGCGATGGCGAACGCAACCAAAGCTGCTGTCGCGCTACTGATGGCCCCTACAAGCGTGGTTCCGATGCTGGCAGACATCACACCGATGCGCGCGATAATTTGCGGTGCGAATGCAATGGTGAGAACAGTGCCGAGATAAAGAGCGGTTACCGCAACTTCCTCAAGCACATCAGCCAGCCCGTTTGCAACGGTCTGACCCAACTGCATCCAGTCAACCGACTGCAAGCCTGCTGCTGCAAGACCAACCAGTGCAATCGTCAGAATGCTTGTCAGGCTAAAAAGCTGCGCGAAACCGGCAAACAGATTACCGATCCCACCAGCCATCGCGGACGACAATTGCGTGCCCTGCTGCAATGCGATCAGGAACGGCTGCATACCACCGGCAGCGGACACACCGATGTCCTGAAACTGCGCGGCGATGTTGCCCGGTGTGGACTGAAGCCGGTTGATGTTGTCGTTGGCAGCTGCACCGAGACGGTTCAGGCTGCTTGCTGCTGCACCCGCAGCAGGTGCGATGCCCGCCAAAGACGCCTTGTACGCCTCAACGTGCGAATCTGCCTGCTGAAACGTGGTTCCGACACGTGCTGCGGTCGCCACGAGATTGCTGAGTGGTGCAGCGGCACCGGCAGCAGCACGGCCCACGGTACCCATTGCCGTGCCTGAAGCAAGTGCAGACTTGCTCAGACGGTCTGTGCCCATCGTGGCTCCGGCTGCTGCGGCGCTGAAAGACTTGATCCCCGCGCTTGCACCACCCGCCGCAGGTGTGATCCCCGCCGCCGCTTTGTTGAAGCGGTCGGTGGCCTTCTCAGCCTTGACCGCGCTCGGCACCAGCGCTTCGAGTTGTGCCTTTGCGTCACGGAGTGCTTTGGTATCAGCGCTAAAGCCGAGGCGTGCCACGTCCATATTAACGTCCCTTTCCTCGCTTCTGCTCAACCTCTCTTTGGTAGGTCGCGCGCTTGTCCTCCAATTCCTTATTCATTTCGTCGCAAAAAGCAACGTCCATCGCACCAAGGATGCGGTGCTCCCATGAATAAACAATCTCACCCGTCAGCGTTTGCCACGCGATCCATTCGGACGGGGGGATAGGGTTGCACACCCCGTCCACAACCCGACCGATGCGCTGACTGATCTCGGTGTACCAATCCCATAGGTATTCACCTGCTTCAGGCATGTCGAACTGCGGCGCTACCTGGTTGAACCGTGGGTACGCCTGCCGACGAGTCAGCATGACCTTACCTTCACCTTCCACATCAAACTTGCGCCACGGTATGTCGTAACGCACATAGGTGCGGATTGCTTCGATCAGGTCGTTCTCAAGCTGTCGAAAAAACTTTTGGTGTCTCCGATTGCTTCGGAGATCTGCTCACCGATCCAAGTGACTTCGGTGATCAACCCGATGAAGTTCTTCTGGTTGAACTCAGGCACCTCATCGTGGAATGTCGGCGCTTGAGCGGCGTCATAGCCTTCATCGCCTTCGCTGCCAGTCGGGTTGTACCATTCCCAGCCCAGCGTACCGGCAAACATGAGCATGTGCGCGTTGCGCTCCACCTCATCCGCCTTGATCGCTTTACCCTTGGCCTGCAACTTGAGGCTTTCGTCGGTGAACTGGCGCTTGATACGCTTCAGACGATCATCTTCGAGCGACATGATGCGCACACGCAAACCGAGCGGCTGACCAGACAGCGGGCTGGTGATCTCAATGGTGCGGTCAGTCGGCTTGAGGTTCGTCAGTTCCATGCGTGTTGCTCCAACAGAAAAGGGTGCCGACACCAATGCGCCGACACCCTCAAACTGTCAAGGTGGTAAGTCGCTTACGGTACAGCGACCGGATCGACCTTAATCTGCTTCTGCACGAGACCGAAAGTGAAGATTTCCAGATCGAAGTCTTCGTTACGACCATTCGGTTCACGCGGCCCAGCGACCAAACCACGGTTGTAGCGGATGGTCGGCTTGCTCATCGGGTTGCTGTTGGGAACGTCAGTCCCTTCGATCTTGAACGCGTAGTAGAAGTTGGTCTGTGCTGCGGTGCGCAGAATGTCCTGCCCCGCATCGGACGGATCGCGCGCGACTTCGATTTCAGGCGAACCGGCGTCAGTCAGACCCTTGGCCTTCTGCACCACTTCATCGTCCCAAGTGTCGTAGCTGAGAACGTTGGTGCTGTCGCCGGTTTCACCGACCGAACCAACGCCGCCTACAAGAACCCAAGTCAGAGCGGCGAATTCAACCGCAGTCAGATCGGTGGGTTGAGGCGCTGCGGCAACATAGAGCTTGCTGCCTGCGTTGGTGTTGAAATAGGCGGTGCCGACCAGTGCGATCGGCGCGGCGAGGACGGTTTTATTCATGGCTCAAGCCCCTTCAAGATACGACTGGTAAGCGTCCGCGCAGACTTGGCACAATATGCGTCTGTTGGCAAGACCTGCTTGGCGGCAGATCAGACCCATGCGGTGCCTGTCCATGCTCTGACTGAGACCCATGCGGTGCCTGTCCATGCTCTGACTGAGACCCATGCGGTGCCTGTCCACATTTTTACTCGGCCAAAGGTGCTGATAGGCTCAAAGTAATCAGCCAGCAAGATCTGTCCGACAACTCCGTCATCCCAAGCGTCGGAACCGCCCAGCAGGTTATTATCGAATTGCCCGAACCTGTCAGCCATGAATTATTTTGCCAGTGGCCCGAACCGCACCAGTGCTAGTCGCACCAGCAACTTGAACAGGGAATAAGCAGCTTTCGTTCGCTATCTCGGGCAGACCCAACGCGGCCCAATCTGCTGTGAATCGAGCGTTTGCGACGGGTTGAAACAGAGCGCAACGATACCTAGTAGCGGTGAAGCCATAGTTTCCTGCGGTGCCAGTCGTGGTGTGAATGACAGAGTTTATCGCTCGAATAAACTTGCCTGACTGCGCAGCCGGAACAAGGTTGTTAAGCGGCAGCATTCGACCTGCACGCAATGTTCCGCCAACCGCTTGCACCGAGAGATTGCCTGTCGTACCATCATTGTAAGTGACACTTATCGTAGCGTTCGCTGCGGTTGCACCCATGTCTGTATAGACCTCCAACCACCACTGGACATCTGAATAATTGGTATCACCAATCCTTGCAGCGATATTATCCAGCCCGATATTGGCATGAACGTCAAGATTGACAGTTTGACTCGTGGCGACGATACCTGACAGTCCGGCCATGTGCATTATGCGATCATGAATTTCAATCGTGGTCGAAGCGTTGGAGCACATGCTTTCTAGTACCGCAAGGTAACTTGTAGCAGGCAGGGTTTGTTGAGCGAACTGCAATGCTCCGACAAGAGTGTTGTCGCATGTTGCGGCGGCGGTTGGAATCGCACCTTGACCCGGTTGCCCATTCGCTCGCCAAAGCGACTGAAAAGCACCTGTCACGGCGTTTGCCATCGAAGCCTTGTCAATGATGATACGAGACGAGTTGTTCGCCATCGCGTTGATAAGCTGGTCGCGGGTCGCAATGGTCATGTCATCACCTCAGTTCGTATCAACCCAGAAGTCACCTACAGCGGGTGAAGCTGGCGGTGAAGTGCCGACCGTAACCATTGGGCCACCAAGCGCAGCAATCTCGGACAGCGTGGCCTTGTGCAGAACACCCTCACGCTCAATCAGTGCAATGTCTGTTCCGAGAGCGGGCATTACGGGGCGCTTGTCAGGTTAGCGATGCTAAAGCCGACCTGCTGGCCGGTAAGCGTGAGCGGGTTGGTGCTCGCGCTACCTGCAAGAGTTACCGCAGCGTGTGATGCGCTGCGAATAGCATCCAGATCGGTCGGTGCCGTGATCGTGAGGTTGCCCAACTTGGTGAATTGTACCGGGAGCAGCAGACCGGCATTCGTCCCGTCCGCAGCCGGAATGGTAGCGTCAGTGCCCGTGTCGCTAGTCACAACACCGTTGGTTGCGCCGGGTGAATAGGACAGGTTGGTTGCACCACCCACCGTAATGTCGAGCGATTCCTGTTCGGCAATCTTACGCCATACGCCGCTCGACAACCACTGATAGAGCGCCCAACCGGTCGCCACGGTCGCATCGCCGGTTGCGTCATCGACCATCACACGGTCGCCCGTGCTCATCGAACCGTTGAGCGCATTTCGAGCAGTGATGTCAGCGACACGATACTGCGAGGTGCCAATCTGACTTTCGACATAGCTGAGAATGTCGCTGGCGAGCGTCTTGTAAAGGACGCCGCCACGTGAAATCATCAGGCTGTCAGAACCTTGCAGTGCCATAATTACGCCCCTGGTGCTATCGGTAGTTCGTCGATGTCCACGTGAATGCGGCCACCCGTCATGTTCAAGCCGTCACTCGTATCGCCAGTCACAGGTGCAATGACTTGGAGGTTGCTACCCCCGATCGTTTCTGCACTCGTCGTCTGAACTCGATAGGATTGATACAAAATCGAAACAGGTAGCAAAACCTCACTGCCTTGCTCGATGATCCCTGTTGGATCTGGTGTGCCATAAATCTGCACACCGTTCAAGAGTTGACCGTTCCAGAAGAACGCGCAAATCGAAGCGAGTGTAGCAGCCGGTGCATATATCCCGCCACCATCATTGGGCCAGTGAAGCACGAGTCGCAGAATGCCCCGGTGGTTCTTCTCGTTGCCCCTGAAATCACCGACCCGATTGTTGGGCAACCACACCAGTTCGAGATACTTCATGTCAGCAGGCGTGACGAACGCCGCTCCATCCGGCCCACCTACCATCAGGTATTTCACGGGCAAAGTCGGTGCGTTGCTGTCAGCAACCGCTGCTGTGACCGCTTGCTGCAACGCTGCAATAATTTCGGTTTCGTTGAGCATCAGCGGCCTCTGAACTGTTCGGAGTTGGCGTTGATGTAGCCTTGCCAGTTTTGAATCGCCGTGTCCATGAATCCGTCATAAACTTCGCGCGTCGGTGCGTATGCAGCGACCCAGCCCCAATAGAACGTGTCGTCGAGTTTCATGTTCAGCAGGACGGCGTTGAGCGCGCTGCCGTCATAAGTGTCGAGGTGCCCCGTGTACTGCCCTGTCTGCGCACCAGCAGGCTTCTGGTTCGGCCCAGCAGGGAAACCCTCAAGACTTCCCCGACCTGATGCGCGCAGGAAGCCCGTGTCAACGCGCATCCGACCACCCTTGGCAGTCGGTGTCTGCATGTCGTTGATCATGTCGTCGAGACTGAGACGAACGACCGCAAGCATCCTTGCTTCGCTCTCTTTGACGAAAGCCTCAATGTCAGCAACCAGTGTTTGCTTCATCACGCCACCCCATGAGCGAAGTCGATCTTGTAGCGCACCCGGCACCGGCAACCGACCGTTTCACGGCTCGGTGCGCCAAGCGATGCGTCGTGCGGGTGCATCATTAGAGCGCCGGTCACAGGCGACACGAACGGCTCGTCGATCCCAACCGATTGACCGTCCATGTCACGGTGCGAGTCTCGAACGCGACCATCCCCGGCACTGTCCCAAATCTTGCGCGCGGCTGACGGTGGCAAGTCTGACTGAGCGAGTGCCTGCTTGGTCGCCTCATATTCGCTACGGTTCAATGCAGCAAGTGCTTCGGTTCGAGCGATGGTCTCACCACGATAGCGCAGCGCGTTCTCACGGTATCGACCCACAAGCCGATCAACCGTCTCAGGTGACAGAGGTTTACCGCTTTCAATTGCACGGCGCACCTCACCGTCGCCGCGCGTGTAACGCAGACCCATCTCAAAATATGATTCGTCGAGCGTCAGCAACTTCTGTCGAACGCTGTTCACCCAAGTCAGTTGGTTGCTGTTCAAACCAACCGCACCACCTTCACGGCGACCAGTCTCACGATTAAACCGACCAACCAGATCAAGTGCGACATTGCGTGGGTTACGACCCTGCTCAAGCCCACGCTGCAACGTGTCTCGGACGGATTGCCGCACATCATTTTCGATCTCAACCACAAGACCGCTTGACCGCTGTTGCAGCCATGCTTCGGCTTCTCTGTCACGCACATTAAATCTCATCACGGTTCTAACTCCGTCTGAGCCTGTAGCATAACGAGGTAGCCCTGCGATTAACGCCAAACCACCAGCCTCAAACGTCTGCATCATGACAACGTAGTACGCATTGAACACAGCGGGGTTGTAACCGAGAGCACGCAGCACAGCATTCTCGTCGCCACGTTCGATCAACTCAATCAGTTGTGCCAACACTGCACCGTCACGAATTTCACGGATGCCAGCAAGGATCGCATCGCGCACAAGCGGTGCGAACTTCTCAAGCATCTCTTTGAGTTGGCGCTCAGTCACGTTACTTCCTTACAATCGCCGTCCATGTGATCGGCGTGCCCGCAGCGGGTCGAGCCATCAGCATGATGATTTTGTGATCCACACCGTCAATGCGGATGCAGTGACCCAACTGCGGAACAGGTGTCACACCGTCATTCGGTAGGCTCAACTGTTTGTCAGTCATCACCACGCTGGTGCTGTCAACATACTTCGTGCTCACCGGGCGAGCGACCGAATTGAGCGTGACAGGTGTACCCTTGACCGACGCGCCGGGTGCGTCTGGTCGAGCACCTGCTGCAACCGTTACAGGCACATACTGAATCACGCCCTGACGAAACTCAGCGTGCAATTCGGACGATACGGAACGCAGATCATCGTAAATTGACATAGAACTTGACCACCCTGTAAGTTATGCTATGAACCACTCGTCACAGCGAATCAACCCAAGACAGTAGAAACATCGTGATCGATACCAAAACCAAGACTGCGGCACCGAAAGCCGCCAAGACCCCCAAAGCCGAACCGATTATCGCAACTGGTGCGATCAACATTCCGCTTCCGGCCAAGCCCGCCCGTGCTGGCGGCGGCAAAGCGAATTACCCGTTTGACGCGCTCGAAGTGAACACCTGTTTCTCTGTTCTCAACAAGACCCGCCGTGAAATGACTGGCCCGCTCGCCAGCGCCAACAAGCGCTACAAGAGCGAACTGAAGGACGCTGAAGGCAAGGTTACGGTCGTCCAGACCCGCGAATTTTATGCGGTCGATGTCGATGCTGATCTCGCCAAGTCGCTCGTCGGCACTCCGCATGAAGGTGCGTCCGTTCTCATCATCCGCAGCAAGTAATCCCCCTCTCGCTGCGCACTGCCCCCGCGTCATCCCCCCCGGTGACGCGGGGGTTTTTTTATGCGCGGACGATGCCAGATGAGATGGACGAAACACCACCGTTCCCTTCGAGAATTGGTGCGAGGATCTGCCCGATGATCGGGAACTGCGTCTGCACCTGCTGCGCGCTCAACGATAGGTATTCGGCGCTTACCGAACCCTCGATCGACACACGCTTGTAGCGGTTGGGAGTGTAGTCCACCTGAAGCGCGGTCGGGCTTTGCAGGTGGCGCAATGTCGCTTCGTAGGTTGCCTGCTCGATCTCGGCAGGAACGAACGAAGCGTCAACCGGGTAGCCCTCACGATCCTGCACCCAGCTGCGCGGCCAATCGCGGATCTGCTGCACGCGGTCGCCAACCTTGTACCCAGGCCAGCGATAACCGAACGCACCATCGAGCCATTCCGATGCGACCAGCAGGGCCACGTCGATTTCGTCCCCGGTATATTCGGACGTGTTGCGCCCACGTGCGGTGTGATAGGCTTCGAACCCCGCTGATGTGCCGTAAAACTCGATCACCTATCGCTCCATAGCAAAAGGGCGGCAGGATCGCCCACCGCCCTCATATCATGCTCGTGCAGGTTGTGCTAGGCTTCAGGTTTGATCGCAGCCAGTGCAGCCTGAGCCTTCGCTTCAGTGGTATAACCGGTGTCGAGGATGCCGAGTGCGGTGGCCGCTTCACCTTCGACCTTGTTGCCAAGCGCATCACAGATGAAGAACTTGCCCGCCTGCTTCATGACGAGCAGCACTGGTGCCGGTGCGATGGTGGCAGACACGTCTGGTGCCGGAGGCACGGCAGGCGGCGTCTCAGGCTGCGGTTCTGCCGGTGCATCGAACAGTTCCATCGTTTCAGGGTCGAAGTCGCATTCGTTGATGCGGACGGCAACTCCGTCGCGGCTGACCGTGACTGTCGGGATGATGCCGTCGATATACGCGATGGCGGCAAGAGCGGTGAGAGTGATGCGCTTCATGGTCTGTCCTCGTGTGGATGAGGAGCAAACCTTACCATAATGAAAACGGCCCCGCCACCCTGAATGTCAGCCCGCTTCAATGGCTCGCTCAACGTCCCAGCCGCGCTCCAAAATGCGTTTTCGGAGTTTCTTCGATGTAACGCCGGTTCTTTCGGACAACTGGTTAATCGTGTGCATCGCTCCCTGATACTCAACACGACGCTCGACACGTTTTGGTATCAGTGACCTTTTTGTGACGTAAGGTTGATCGTCGGATAAACCACGTTCTTGCTTCATTCGATCCAAGCGAGTTTCGCGCGCTATTTTCATGCGCTCATGTGGCCCCATTGATGGGGTGCTAAACGCTTTCTCAACCGCCCAACCATGATCGCTCAAACGAGCGTCTAACATTGCACGGCTGACACCTAGTTCGCGCGCCCATGCGGACAGGGTTTGAGTTCTACCATTATATGTTATCGGCTTGCTGGTGCGTCGGTTCTGATGATTTTCACGAGCTGTGAGCCACCTGACATTCGATGGCTCATAATCGCCATCATTGTCGATTCTATCTAGGTGCGCTTTCGGGAAATATCCTGATGGCAACTGCGAGACATAAACATAGGGGTCGTGCCATTCAGGACAGACTTTTATGCCTCGACCACCGTAATTCCTAAATGCGGAACATTCAGGATCGTAACAGCGATCCATCATGTTTTGCCATCGACGAACGAATGGTTTGATGCGAACCCAAGTTTCTTGATCCATGAAAAAGGCCACCTTGCTTTACATCAGCAAGGTGGCCTTCATTTAGTGGGATGTCAAGTCTTACAAGACCGAATCATCCCTGCAAGAGCGCGATGTGCTCCGTTTTTGAAGCGTGGGTGCCCCAAGCAAGACCAATTTCACCGTACATCATGCGGTAACCGGGGTAGATGGCGAACTCGAAAGTCAGCCCGCTACGTGGGTCGGTCACCATCATCACGTCGATCGCCAAGTCACCGTTCTGAGGACGGGCAGGCGGGCGAGCGGCGAGGTGGATCGCATCCTGCGAGAACCCAACACCGGCCACTGCGTAGCTGTTGCTGAGAGTGATCGCAGTCGCGCCAGCCGGGATGGCCTGACGCAGACCTGGCAGTGCCAGAGTGATCGTACCACCGTTCGACACATCGGTGTCGCCGGTGCGCACGAGATACTTGTTCGGGTCGCCAGCGAACGTTGCGTAGTCACCCTGAACAATCGTGCCCGTACCGGCAGATGCGAGAGTGATGACAGTTGCACCAATGGCGTAACCGGCAGCGTTGGTCGTTGCACCAGCGGCAGTGCCCTTGGTCTGACTGCGCGACTGACCGGTTTCCTTCAGCGACATGCCGAAGATGTCCATCAGTTCACCCTGACGCAGGTTCATCTGATCACCGGCTTCGTTGACGCGCGACAGGTTCTTGGTCGAACGCAGGTTGGCACCGGTTGCAGTGTTCATGACGAACGAACGACCGGTTGCCGGTGCGCCGTTATCGTCAAGGATCTTGCGGATCTGAGCCAGATCACCAAGGTTGTCCACTGCGGAACCGAACGGCGTGGTGCCGGGGGTGCCGAATGCACGCGATGCAGCGCGACGAGCGGTGTCGGCCAGATCGCCTTCGACTTCGTTGGTGAGGGTGCGGAGACCCTGCGCAACGATCATGCCCTGTGCCGACAGGTAGTTCGGCCCCGAACCGGCATTGAGCGAACGCTGTTCTTCACCGAGGAAGTTGAACTTGACAGCACGGGCCTTGGTGATCTGCATGGTGCCGATCTGGAAGGTGTTGTCGTTGTTCGAAGGTGGCGTCATGGCCGGAACGATGTCGCTGGCGGTCTGCGCAGGAGCAATCGGATATTCGACCGTCTGACCAACAGCAGCAGGCGTGACGCCAGCAGCCATCATCACGGACGGAACGTAGCCGACCAGTTCGCGCGACACAACGTCCATCGCAGTCCAGATGTCACCGATGATGGCAGTGAGATCGTTGGCGTAAGCGGGCATGTGACCGATCATCGGTGCACTGCGCGCAAGAAGAATCTGCTTCATGTTGGACATGATAAGCCTCACAGTTTTGAGATGTTGGGGATTGCCCGTTCATCTCGAACTGCGGCCAGTGGCCCGATCATCACGATCTGCGGCGCAAGACAGGTGTTACACCCGTGCTGTGATGCGTGTCAAGCGCACATACAACAATGCGGCAAGAGTCCGTGACCACCCTCGCCGCATTGGATCAACTCACCGAAGTGAGGATTCGCTTAAACGACCTTGAGTTCGCCCTTTGCGACCTTCGTGCCCGCTGTAGCCCGGTCGGCAGGCGAAAGTGCATCGAATGCTGCACGACTGATCGTGTTGCTGCCGCCGCGACCACCGCCTGCACCACCGCTGCCCGATCCGCCTTGTGCCGGTGCACGCAACAGTGTGTCCTTGTCGGGTCGTTCGCTGAGAAACATCTCGAACGCCTCGTCAACCGATGCGACTTCACCCCGACTGTTATAAACCGGGTCGCCGTTCTTGGTCAGGGGGGTGATTGTGCCGTCTTCGATCTTGAAGCGATCCTGATACAGAGCAGTCACGAAGTCTTGCGGTACTGCAAGCCGTTCGTTGAGAAACTTGCTGCTGTTGAACGCATTGGTGCGCAGCAGTGCATCACGTGCCTGTTCGGCCTGTGCGAGCCGCTGATTGAGTGCTTCAGCTTGCTGCTCGTACTGCGTCACGACCGCTGCCTTGACGCGATCAAGTTCACCCTTCTCGACCATCTTGGTCAGATCAATATCCTTGGTCTTCTCGATTGCGTCACGTGCTGCGTCGGGATCAAGGTCACCAAACTTGGCGAGTTTCGCTTCAGCTTCGGTCTTGGCGCGGCGATGGGACGCGCTCTCGCTGTTAATGCGTTGAATGTAGCCCGATGCGATGGGGGTTTCCTTGCCTGCGGCGTCCACCATGATTGGGTTACCACTGCCGTCGAGCACCAGCGCGCCGCTGTCGTCGGTTTTCCAACCTGGTTCGTTGTCGTAAGCAAGCGCCGACAGGGCCGTGCTCAGAGTGAGCATCTGCTTCAGGGTTCGCATCGTGGTTCCTTCGTTTGGAATAGGTGAGCCTGACTTACCGCATGGAAAGGGTGAGATCAAGGGGTCTCAGCCATGTCCTCACCGTCGCCGGGTTGATCGGCAGTCAAACGCATCCGCTCACGCTCGATGGTGAAGTTGCTTGACAGCACACCGCGCCGTTTCAACTCGTCGGTGTAAGTCTCGTGGCTGATGTCGCCGCGCTCGCGCGCCTTGTCCAGCGCATCGAGATCTTCGCCTTCCATCCAGTCGTCGAACTCAGCGAACACGTGCACGGTAGGGTCATAATCGATCACCATCCACTTCGCGGTCATCAGCAGCGCGTTCTCAAGCGCGTTGGACAGCATGAGTGCCCAAGCCTTGACCGCACTCTTGGCTTTGCCAGCTGCCACCGCTGCGGTGATCACCGTGATGTTGCTGCTCGACGCGGTGAGCGGCTGACGACCCAGTTCACGCAGACGACGCTCAGTGGCTTCGATGCGCGATTCGAGGAACTTGAGGCTTTCGGCGTTCGGCTCGACATAGGCCCACGACCCAGCAGGCGCACCGTGTTCGCTCGGCAGCGACCAAAGCACCCGGTTCGGGCCAACCGCAACCTTCGTCTCAGGTTTGCCGTCTCGACCTGTCGGCGGCTTGATCCCATTCGCGGCCAGCATAGGGTATGCGGTCAGCTTGGCCGCGTGCTCAAGTCCGCTCTCTTGGGTGAACATGTGGATCTGCAATTCGACAGCCGCGCGCATGGGCGGTGTGAAGCGCCAGCGCCGACCCTCACGGCGACCCGTGTAAAACGGCACCATCGGGATTTCACCGATGGAAATGTCGCCGCGATCAACGATCACGTATTCCTTGGCCTTGGTGGTCGAGTTGGTCACCTTCTGCCAGAGCAGCCAGATGACCTCAGTTACCCCGTCGATGTCTGTTCGGATCAACTCACGAATGTGGTCGGGATCGCCCGGTTCCATAATCTTGACGTAGGTGAGCACTTCGTCACGCCCAATCATCTTGGAGCGCACGTCGAGAATGTTGCGAGCGAGAATGTGCGTCCAGTACGGGCGCAACCCGCGCTCACGCACATCGGCCACAGTCACCACGCGCTCATCGCGCTTGCTGTAATCGACCATGATCCAGTCGATCGCATTGTTCACGCCGTTGAAGAACGTCTGCGCGGCAAAGCTGGTCAGGTCGCTGCCGGTGCCGTCCACATTGTAAACGAATTCTTTGATCGCTTCAGGGATGCCCGATTCTTCGGTGTCTTCGGTCGCGTCGGTTTGGTCGGACACCAGCAGTACGGGTTGTTCGAACGGTTTACCGGCCAACGATTCAGCGATGTCACTGTACACGTTGGTCATGACAGCGCACTGGACGCGGAACTGATAATCTTCAGTTTCCTCGTTGCGGAACATCGGCAGATATTTGTGAACCCGCGCCGGATCGGTCATACCCTCGATACCATCGAGAACGTCTTCGACCTTCTCCCAGTATTTCAGCATGAACTCGCTATCGACGCTGCGCTTCTCCATCTCATCGACCGGCATACCACCGGACGGCTGTGAGGCATATGCGATGGCTGAGAGACGGTGCATGTTCATGCCCGCGTGGATAACCGATTGCAGCGCATGGTGCAACTACCCACTGTATGACCCCACCTGAAGCCCACCGTTCGCAGCACTCGCAGGAAAAAAACACTGCACGGTCGCATCACCCAAGTTTGGCGACCTTGTACCGGGTGGTGCCTTCTGCACCAGCATCTTGAGGCTGGCGGTGCTGCGACCGTGGGTCGGTTGGGCCAACTCTTTCATCAACTGGTGTAGGCACGGGATCGTGCTGTCGATGCTGATCAACTCGTGCCCTTCGTACAACTCACCCTGCGTCCGAGCGCGCCACGTCTTATAGAACCGAGTGCGCAATGCCCACCATGCCTGAGCCTTGAAGTTGTGATAAAAGTCACGGTTTAGCGGACTATTATCATCGCCGGGGATGACACGCTCGAACGGACGGATGACACCGGCCCCAGCGTTCCACGGCACCAACTGAAACTCGTCAGGGTCGATCACACCCGCTTCGACCAGCCGGTTCCACTCCGACTTGACCGCTGAACCGATGCCAATAGGGTCATACTGCAACTCGATGCCCTGCAAGCGCCGCTCGCGCAGGTCGGCCAACACGGTGCGGGTTGCTACGCCTGGGTCGCGGTCGCCCCAATCGCGCGCGTGGCGCAAGATGAACCCCTGCCGGATCGCCAACGCGTTTTTATCCGCACCAGCATCGTACACGTCGAGACCGGCCATCCAGTCTTCGCTGTTGCTGATTGCAGCAAGCGATGGAATGTGCAGGTGTGCGTCAAGTGATGCGGTGATCCATTCGTAAGCGATGATCGTGTTCTCGACCGCCGCTGAGTAGTTTCGATCGACTTCCTGCGCGAAGACGTGTTGCATCCCCTCGCGCTCTGCCTTGGCCTTGCGCTGGTCGTACCACGCCTGTGTTTTCTCAGGATGATCGCGCCAGTCCATGATGAACACGCGCGGGATGCCTTTAGGGATCACTGCACCGGGTGACCACACCTCACCTGACTCACGGCGGCGATGAAACACGTTGCCCAACCCGTTCACACTGCTGATGTCGATCTGGACATCGGTGTTATCACCGAGCGCAGCTTCGATCAGTTCAGGTCGTTCATAGTGAGCAGCTTCATCCTTGAAGTAACGAGACTTACGACCACCGCGACCGATGTTGTCACCGCTCTCACCTGTAATAGTTGAGCCGTTGCCTTCATTGACGATTTTCATCAATGCGGTTGACCATTGTGGTCGGAACTCGATTGGCAAGCGACGAATGATCAACCGCATCTTTTCGAAAATGCTGTCGGCGTCACCCAACTTGTCCACGAGATCCTGTTTGCGCGATCCCCAGCCGGTCGAGTCTTCAGGAATGTAACGCAGGCACCAGACGCTATACGCACAGGCGAGCCACGTGGCACCCATGTCACGTGCTTTCTCAATCAGACCACTTTCACCAGCCGTGCGCAGGTGCTCGAAGAACTCGATAAGATCGGACTGACGCTTGAAGAACACGAACGGCATCCACTTGTTTTCCTGCTTGCGCGGGTTGTAAGTGTCACACCAGTCGTTGATCCATTGTGCGGGTCGCGTGCGATAATATGCGTCGGCGTCGAGCAGAGCACGTGGGTTGGCTCGCAGTGATGCAAGTGTCTCAATGCGCCAAGCGAATACTCCACGATAGTTGGGGGGCCACTCCTCATGTGTGAGAGGTCGTGGGCGCCACGGTTTGACCTTGGTGACTGTCTGCTCAGGTGGTTCGAATAGGTCAGGTAGCGCGTGTGTCATGGTAACACATCGACACCGCCACCGCTGTAGATGTCACGCTCTGATGCGATGCGAACCGCTTCTGCCGGTGACGCACCTGCTGCCATTGCACCATACGCCAATGCGGCACCTGAACCGAGTGCGGCAGGTGCGTCATGAATGAACGAATGACCGCGCTGGTTAAAGCACCTGATTGTGCCGGTGTGCTCAAGCACCAGCACTTCAGTGTGATCGGACAGATCCGGCAACTCGCTGCGGTCACTGATGTACCACTCAGCAAACGTGTCCATGTCGAACGCTGTGCCGGTCATGCCCATTATATCACCGTTGTCAAACTGCCGTATTTTAGTGATATTGCAGTGCTGCACGCCGTCACCTGTCACAAGGCGATCCGATGCTATAGTCTTGCCGTCTGTCGCTATTGTCGTCATGCATCATCTCCGATCAATCGTGCATATGCTTCACCTGCTTCGGTTGCTGTGGTGCTTTCCGTGATAGCAGGCATGTCTTGTGCGGCGCGGTCGGCGCGGCGATGCGGGTTCTCACCATCGTCCAGACCGAGATATGCGCCCCACACGTGTGCGACGACTTTCATCTTGACCTTGTTCGAACGGGTCAGGTTGTCCGTCATCTCAACGTCAATCTGTTTGATTGCGCCAGATTGTTCAGCTGATCGAAGTCCCTCAACGTCGAGCACCGGAATGCCCATTGCGTCGGTCGTGAAATAATCAGTCAGATCGAACGTTGCGATTGCGATGACTTCACGAATCCATCGTTCCGCTGTGATCTCATCAGCATCGGCGCGTTGGAGCACTTTCTCCGAAATAGCAGCTTGGACAAGTGGTCGGTCGAGCCGTCCATGTGTGTCACGTGAGCGCAGTGCAGCAGGTAGTGGCTTGCCGAGCGCATATCGAATGGATTGACCGGCAATTCGCGCCGCTTCAGCCAATGCGTCAACGATCCGATCGACAAAGTGTCGCTCAGCGGTTGAAATCTGTGAATAGGCAGACTGAAATACCATAGCGTTCATTGTCGCACAGATACGGTGCAATGTCGCGCTTGGTCAAGCGTCCTCTGAGTCAC